CTAGGATCTTCAACTACCAAATCTGAATCTTGCTCTAAATCTTTTCTTGTAGTTGCGCATAGATCTTTAATTAAAAAGTCAACGTCATAGTCATTCTCATACGGTATCATTAATTTTGGACGGTTGAATGTTTTATCCTCCGGGAAATTAGGGTGACTCACTTGCCACTCTAGTAAATCTATAAACTTTTGAATTGCTGCCGTTTTGGATATGTTAACTCTTGATATTTCGGTTCCATGCTCGTCAGTTGTTTCTCTAAATTCTGAACTCTCTTTATGTAAATCTCCAGTTGAACGACAGCCTACAAAATGAGAAGATCCTAAACCATTGAATTTATTATCATTTGAATCTCTGCCTCCGTCCTGAATTAATTTAACTTGAATCTGTCCATAACCTAAATCTCCAACTCCAAAGTCGCAGTTAGCACTTCTAAATACATCTGCTATGTATCGAGATTGGTCAATCTGATTCTCTTGAGGACGTCGTGAGATATAGGCTAATTGATAGCGTTTAGATTTACGCCAATGGATAATTATACTGATTACAGTTAAAGATCCGGCACTGGCTCCACTACCAAAATCAACTCCCATTAGGATTCTAACTTCATTTCCAAATAATGCTTTAATTTCTCTAATCTCCTCAACTGTTAATAATTTCATGTATCTGTAAGGGTTCATACAGTTCTTGACCATCTCCGGAGTAATTGGACGACGTTCTGCTTTGAAAAACTCTCCTTTACAGTGAGATAAGTAAATTGATTTTGGATTGTTAATTCTTTGCCATTCTATTGATAATTCAGGCTGAACTTTGTATTTCTCAACTGCGTCCCTAATGGTTAAAGGAATAGTGGCGAACATCTCTTGAGGCATGTGATAACCTCTATACTGTGTATTTTCAGGTTTTCTTGGAGTCCATCTTCCTGCTAGAATACTCTTTAATTCGTCCGGTTCATTAATGACGTTGCCTAAATTATCAAATTCTAATCTATCACGCCATAATGGATCTTCATATATCCATTCACGCTGATCTGTACGCTCCCACATCTCATTATATGGAGATCCGGCTTCACCTCCTATACCAAAGCAGTAAAATCGTCCATGAGTTTGAGATAAGGTGTAAAAGGCTTTAGATAAGAATTGAACATCTTGATATTGTGCCTCATCTAGCATTAAAACTGATAATGATTTACCTTCTACTTTGTTATACTCATTCTCATCGGTCATAAGATATGCTATTGAGTCATTTAGTAATACAGTAGATCCAATGTTTGCCCTTCCTTTGCCGGGCATAAACTGTCTTAATTTACTATTTTGAATCATAGTTTGTTTTCTAAATCTCTGGAGTGAAAAGGCTCCCAAGTGGGCTTCATTATCTGCTACATATCCTGCCTCTACATTATCCCATGCTGTTATCGCATTTCCTAGAATATCAGAACAGGTTGTAGTTTTGAAGGTTTGACGTCCGTTTACGCACATAATATTCGGGTGATTATCCTCATAAAATTCGATATAAAATGGAAATAGGTCAAAGTGTCTAGGTTTACCGGCTACCAAAGGACGTGCTGCTTCAATCCATTCTAATTTATTTTGAGGTAAATCAGGCAGTTTAACTCCTAATTCATTAATGCTCATCTCATCTTCTAATAGACCATAAAATGGGATTTTTCTGTTAGGATCTCTCAAGGTGTTCTAATCTTTGGCATTTCATATCCTGTTTTAAGTTCAACTTGTTTCTCCATGATAACTCTAGTCATGTCATAGGCTCCGGATATGTACGGTTGCATTTCTGCGATTTTAGTTAGAATTGAGGCACGTTTGTAATTATCGGGTTCTGAATTGAATGTTAGCCATAGTTCATGCTCTATAACTTCCAATGTATTAATTCGGTCTAGATGTTGTTCAATTAAACCGTCATGTAATGCTATATTTTGTAATGTAGTTACTTTAGTGGTTTTAATTTCCTCTTTAAGATTATAATATTTGTTCACTCCCATTTCGTGATTTCTAGTTTTGAGATAAACTAGAGCCTCACGTTCACTCATTCTCATACATATAGTGTGTAAAACAAGTCTTTTTTCCTCCTCTTTTTTTTCAATTACCCTTTTACTTTTAGCCAATGGTTATACCTACTGCCAAACTTGCGTTAATGATTATTAAACTTTGGGTTAAATTGTCTTAATCCAAATTGAAAAGACATGAGTGAACCACCCCAAACCAAACATAATAGTCCCAATAATGAAGATTTTATCGCCTTCTTTCATATTCCCGGTATTCCATTAGCCACTACATGATATTCATTATACGGCTTTGGAGGATTGTATTTGAATCGGCATTTACATTCGCACTCCCATAATCCTTTACATCTTGGGTGATAGTCATGGTTTCTTTGAGTTTTAATCCTAACGTGATAACACCATTTACATAATCTCATAACTCTAGAATCTCTTTGAGTTTATTATGCCAAGGATAACCATGTGAAGGCACTTTGTAATTCTGGACATACTGTTTGATCTTTTCTAGTTTATCTGAATCGGTCATGTTACCATACTCACTATTTTGAAAGGTTCCTTCTGCTTCTTACGTCTAATGATTATACAGATATTACAGTATTTTTGTCTAGAAGATCTTTGAATAAACTCCTTTAAGCATTGGTGACAGGTTGCTTCATTCACGTTCTTGTAACCTTCCTTGTTTTTTGTCTTTATGCCTATATTGAGGATTCTTTGGTTTTACTAGTCCACATTCCAAACATTCCGGTCTTACTGATGAGTTTAATCCTTGACATTTAGGACATCTCCAATGAGGTATATCTGCTAGATGATTATATGGAGTCATTCTGGATCTCCAAAGTTTTGATCTGCAAAATTGTCTATGCCTCCTTCAAGAATCCAAATGAAATGACCTTTAACTATGTCCCATGCGATATAATCAGCCGTTTGGTGATCCATTCGTTCAATAATTGACTTTAATCTATTGATAATGACTCCCTGTTGTTTGTTAAACTCCTTTAATCTATCAATATCTTCACTCATATCAGTTTCACCTTATGCTTTAGATCTTCCCGGTTGTAGTTCTTTAGAGCCTCCTTTATGATTGATTTATCCTCTTTGTTAATATCCCTGTAATGTTTTCCCATTCCGTCCTTCTCATAGTGATCGAACATAACTTGAGTGCTATTTTCCTTCTTAAAGCCTGATAATTTCCTCATCTCATCTAAATTGTAAACCACCGGGACTTCATTACAGTATTTTTCAAATTTAGATAAATGATAGTCAAAATCTACTCTATTACAAGGATTCTCATTACCGTATTGAATTGAGGGTTTATCTATTTTCATAAACTCCTCTAGAGTAAATTGTCTATAATAGCCAAAAAACCAATACATAGACCATACTGCCTCTATTTTATCCCTGATTATTGCTATTGGATAGCATTTATCTTGAAATGGTTTGTAAGTAGGAATACAGTTGACGCTTGTAATATCTTCTGTTGTATGAATATCAGTAATGCCTTTTGTTTCCTGAAACCATTTGATTAAACTGTTTAGTCCACATTTTTGAAACCCACATAAATAAGGAGATAATTCTGTCATTCATCTGACTCCTGTAATTTTTCTTCTAATATGATTAATTGCCTGTATGCCGGATAAAATGGATCTGATTTATCAAGTGAGCCTCCCATTTCTGAATCAATAATCCATTCTTTAAGACATGATACGCATTCTTGTAAATTTTGCATTTCCTAATCTAAATTAAAAGGATTCACTAGATAAACAATTTGGAATATTTCGGCTGTTGTAAATCCTGATTTATAGCCATTATATCTAGCCATAATTTCCATTGTTTGTTCATTACGTTCTGCCGGTGGAGCCTGCCATTCAGATCTATACATCTCCATTGATTTCATCTTAATCTCTAATGTATCTGAAATGTCCACGAACATATTTGGTTTGAATATATCTCTTGATTGATCATTATCAGTGGATATTACTGCCTTGACTTTATTTTCCGGGTTTAATCTAGTTGCTACTTTCACGGCTGTAAACGTCCTTCTATGATCTTCATTTAGATCATTTCCATAATGAGTTATGATTAGATCCGGCTTGAATACTGCTATTTCATCTTCAACTATTTGATTAACCTCTAGTTGACTAATCATATCCATTCTCATATTTGGAGTATCATAGACTTGATAATCAGGGATTCCTATCAGTTCCATTGATAGTTCTAACTCTTTAAGCCGGGTTATTTCTCTCTCATTTGGATTCTTAACAGGTTTGAAAGGCTGTCCCGGTGTTCTGCGTCTTATTCCTACTCCATTATTCATGTAAATTGCTCGCATTTGATTATCATCATTATATCTTCCATTCTCATCAGGAGTGACTTGCTTTGACAATCTTGCTAGAGTTCCTGCGCAATAACATTCATCGTCCGGGTGAGCAAAAACGCATAATATTCTCATACTACTTTCAACTCCATAGCCTCTTTTAAGATTGGCTTTGAGTTCTTGACTATGTTAGTCACGTCCGGATCTTCTTTGATGAGGTTTGCTAATTCCTCCGGAGTTTCAACTGCTAGACAATTATATCCTTCCTTCCATATAGAATCTTCAATATTTACCCAATCTCTATGTAAAATTAACGCAGTATCGTGATGAATAGCCTCTAAAATACAATAATCAGTGCCTCCACCGTCCCGGACGTATTTAGCAAGATCAACTGAAAATTTAGCCGGGTTGAGAATCTTCTGCCTTGTTTCCCAATTCATATCGTATGCTCCTGTATTCTTTTTTCCTTTAGCCCATTTCTCAAAGC